AGGGGGTTTGTGAACCCCCTCCCCCGCGAAAAGAGGCAAGCATGAATTACGCAGAGATGTCACAGGCGATTTCCGGCTGGCTAAATAAGGATTCGATCGATGTGGTGATGCCCACGATCATCCGTTTCGGCCAGCGCGATCTCGAGGATAACCTGCGGATCCGGCCGATGGAGTACCACCCGACAACGGCAACGGTGGCGGCGGGAGAGGACGCATTGGCGCTTCCCGCGGATTTCCTCGAGTTAATTTACCTGATACTCATCAAAGACAGTGTGCGTTATCCGGTCGATGGCCGGGAAACCGCGCGGGTGCTGTATACGGAACGTCCCTCCGTCACGGAGACGGGCATTCCCCGCAAGGTTGCGCGTGTTGCCGATGATTTCGTGTTCGACGTTTTAACGGATGCGATCTACACCCGCGATTGGTCGTATTACCGGCGCCTTCCCGTATTGACTTCCTCCACGACCGCTCCGCAAGGGGGGGTTGCGCCGAATTCGAATTGGTGGAGCGAGAACGCGGAAGAGGCGCTTCTCATGTCCTGCTTGAACAAGGCCAGTATGTACGTCTCGGGGATTTCGGAAGGTGACAAAAAGAAATGGGCCGATGGAGCCCTTTTGACGCGCGAAGCTTTGAAATTCCAGGAAGCCCGGGAAACGACCGGGGGCCATGTTATGCGGTCGTCAAATTGGAAATGAGGGGGATGGAGATGAAAAAGATTCTTTTTGTAGTTCTGGCCTTGGCGATCCTTGCTCTGCCGGCCTTTGGTTGGGACACTTGGCGACGTTCCGCAACGCTGCTTGTCGTGCCGGGAGGGACCGACAACACGACGGTTACTTTCACCCTCCCGTCGAACGTGGGGCACAATTCATATCTCCATGTCCCGACGATCACCAGCGCCGCGGTTGCGCTCTCTTGTAGCGTGAACGGGACCACCTTCGGGACCATGGCCACGAATTACAGCGCGACGGCGCTCATTGATTTCACCTACGCGGCGACCACAGGCGGGAAGGTATTGAAACTCCCGGATGTCTCTGCTTGCCGGCTTCTGAAAATCACCTTTGGCGCGGGACAGACCGACAATGTAACGCTGACAGCTTTCGGTAATTAAGGAGAGCCCCATGGCGACCTTCCATAAATTCGATTGCTTCGTCGCGGATGTCGGGCTCAAGAAGCACGACCTCAATGCCGACACCCTCAAGGTCTACCTGACGAACGTGCAACCCGTGGCCGGCAACACGGTTTTCGGCACTCCTGCGGAGATCACGGCGAAGAACGGGTACACGGCTGGGGGCGTCGATGTAGAGAACACCTGGGCGCAAGTGGGGGGGCTCGGAACGCTGGCGATCGGCGCCGACAAGGTTCTGACCGGCACCATAGCTGATGATGCGACGGGGTTCGGGCCCTTTCAGTTCGCCGTGCTCTACAACGACACGGCCGCGGCGAAGAACCTCATCGGCTGGTGGGAGCGGGTTTCTCCTTTAACTGTCTTGGTGGATGAGACGTTCACCTTAGATATGACCGACAATCTGTTCACGTTGCAATAATGGCCTGGCTCTCCGGATGGTCATATCGAAAGGCGATCACCCTCTCGAGGGCTTCCGGAGCTGTATCGAATTACCAAATGAAATTGCTCGTTGGAGAATCCTCGGGCGCCACGGGCGAGAGTGTGGATTGCGCGGCGCACGTTAAGACGGATTTCTCCGACCTTCGATTCACGGCCGCCGATGGGTCTACCCTTCTCGATTATTGGATTGAAAGTGTTTCCGGAGCAACGCCAAACCAGCTTGCGACGGTCTGGATCGAATTTGGCTCGATAGGTACGGGCGCGACCACCTTTTATATGTATTACGGCAACGCGGGTGCGGCGGCGGTGTCAAATGGCACAACCACCTTCCTCTTATTCGATCATTTCGATGATGCGTCGGTTAGTTCGGCCTTGTGGAATCTCGCCGGGACGCCCACGGAAAGCGGCACAACTCTTACCCTCAACGGGAACCAGGAAGGCATCTATAGCAAAACGACATGGACCCAAAATGTTGCGCTTCGGGCCAAAGCGAAACTGTCGAATGCGACGAGTGCCGTATTCGGGATGGTTGGGTTCAGGAGCGCCGCGACAACTCCCGCGATCGAGTGGGTTTCCTATGGCAACGCCGCTGCTTTCGATACCCCCTATGCTCATGTGACCGCCGATTTGATCGGGGCGAATCAAGGGGCGATGAACACGGAGCATATATACGACCTGGCGTGGATCAGCGACCGATCGAAATACGCCTACGACAATGGGGCCTGGGTGGATTTGACCACACAAGTTCCTTCTGCTGCGTTACCTGTGGAGCTCATGCTTTTCACGGCCGGAGCCGCTGTTGAAACGTGCGACTGGATCTTTGTGAGGCAATATCTCGCTGTCGAACCCGCCTGGGGATCTTGGGGTGAAGAAAGGGCTTTTGGATCTACGCTTTCAATATCTCCGGGGGCCTTTTCTGTCAACGGAACGGCGGTAGCCCTCAAATGCAATCTGATCTTGAAAGCGGACCCGGGCTCATACGGCCTCACGGGAAATTCCATTAAATTGATGAAGGGGACACCCCTTGTCCTTGGTCCCGGTTCATTCTCCATGATTGGTTCTCCCATGGAATTGCGATGCGGCAATATGCACTTGGATCTTGATCCTGGGTCTTTTTCCCTTGTTGGGAAGTCCATGAGTCTGCCTTATTCCTGGTACCGAGGCGATGCCAGCGCCAACTATGAATTTCGGAAACAGCGGAGGAATTTCTGATGAAGCGCCTTCTTCTTTTATCCTTTGCGATTCTGGCCCTTGGAGCGGCGATCGCCTGGGCGGTCCCGCTGACGCCTGGGGCTCCGGTAGCGGGTCCCGTCCGGCAGACAACGACATGGCACTCCTTCGGTGGATTCCAGCTTTCCTCGACCACCATCACGATCGGATCGAGCGGGACCTGGTATCCGATCCATAACGCCACGGACAATCTGTGGGTCGCCATCAACGGAGACGGGATCGCCGTCACGAACGACAATCTTGTGTTCGCCCACAAAGGCGACTACATGGGCCACATGACGATCTCTATTTCCGGGACGAGCGGCGACGATATTTTCGTCCGGGCCTTCAACGTAACCGACAACGTGGCATCGGGCTATACCATCGGAGTCACCGTCACGGGGGCGAACAATTACCAGAATTTCTCTCTCCCCCTGCATCTTCAAGCAGACACGGCAAATAAAGCATTTCGATTCGAGGTTATGAACAATACCGCGGGGCGCAACGTGACGGTGCGGAGCTCGGTCTATTTCATTTTCTATCTCCACGATTAGGGAGCGGCCATGATTGCTTTCGTCCGGTACACCACAGGGCTCGGAGACGCGGCGATCTACTCGAGGCTTCGGGACGCCGTTGGGGAGTTTTGGGATTTCGTCGGGCTTGCCTGGGTGACTCCGATCACCACCGATTGCAAGGCGTTTCTCACGGAGTACACGGACGGGGATCCCTCGACCTCCTATTTCGCCGCGGATATCGTCGTTCCGACCGATGACGTTTACGCGATCGAAGTGGTCTTGGCCTCTGATGGAACGGTCCTCGGGTTCGAGTCCACCCGGGACGCGATCATTCGCGGGGGGTATGTTCCGGAAACCGGCCTTGTTGTGGCTGACGGATCGAATTCGATCATCTCCTTCAAGACCGACCTCGCCTCCACCACGGATAATTACTGCGTCCCGAATTTCGTGAAATTCATCGACGGAGCCCTCATCAATCAGACCCGGAAGATCGCCGGCTACGGGGGAACGTCGAAACTGATGCTTGTAACGTCCGGGTTCACGGAGATCCCCACGGCCGGGGATCGGTTCGTCATCATCAATCAGTAGGGGGAAGCCATGGCGATTGTGAGCGGAGATTTGCGGTTTCACCTGACGGGAGGCGCGGCGAACGCGGATCCGTCCCTGTCCCTCGGCGGGGTGATCTCGAGCGTACAGCTCACCGACGCGACCCTCGAGAACCTGTTCGACAACGTATCCCCCGCAGACGCCTTGGCCGGCTGTACCCATTACCGGGCCCTGTCGTTCAAGAACGCCTCCGCGCTGACGGCCTACGGCGCCGTGGTGTTCATCAGCCAGGAAACAACCTCGGCCGACACGACTATTGAGATCGCCTACGACCCGACCGGGACGCAGAGCATCGTCAACGAAACGACGGCGCCGGCCGGCCTTTCCTTCTCTACGCCTCTCTCCTTGGGCGCAGGACTGGCCCTGGGAGACGTGGCGGCCGGCGCGACCAAGCGGATATGGTTCAAGCGGATCGTTGATCCTGGGGCGGCACAAGCGTCAGATTCCGGCAAAATCACGGTGACGGTCGGTAGCGCGCCGTGAGCTATTACCTCCTTCGGGACGAATATCAGATTTCGACCGAAAAGACGGCCTTGTGGTACGAGCTTGGGGGCGTCTCGAAGGAGATCAACTACCTGTGGTCGATCTACGCCGGCATATCGAGGGAATGGACGGTTCAATGGTACGTCCTCGCGTATGTTTCCCGACAGTTCACGATCATGTGGGAGATTGCTCATTATATCGCCCGTGAATTCAATTATTTATGGGGTATTTCCCTCACTTTTTCCTCAAAGATGAGATACAGCTTCACGATGGCGAAGATCACCACGCGGTTTTTCCGGAGATCCCGTAATGGCTGATCCTGTTCTTTCGGCAACCTTGTCCGGGACAAAGGCGATTCTTCTTTCCTGGACATTTGACTCAAATGCAGATTTTCAGGTGTTCTGGAAATCGAGCGTACCGGCAGATCAAGAGTATGCTTTATTGACCACAACGAACGCATTTAATTACACTACGCCGAATCTTGAGCCTTCGCTGACATATTCTTTCTATATAAGAGCAAGCACAGGTGTACTTTATTTCAATAGTAACGTCGTTGAATTATTTGTTTCATGTGGGAAGGGAATTGTTTTGTCTGTAGATACGCCCACTATACCGCCACAGCCGGAATTATATTTTTTTGTTGCTGAGAGCGTAAATGCTCGACTAAACAGGAGACACACAAATAATCTATCTTTTATTGCCTTGTATGCTGGAAATACCGGAGGGTCGGGTGATAATGAGTTAAATTCCCCGAAAGGTCTTTGTTCTGACGGGATACACCTATATATAGCAGACGATGGGAACAGCCGTATAGTTAAACTACTTAAATCGAATATGAGTTTTGTCGGGAAGTACGGTACGATTGGATCTGGCAACGATCAACTTAGCCAGCCCCATGACATAACATCCGACGGGACTTATCTATATATAGCTGACACGGCAAACCATCGCATAGTAAAAAGACTTTGCTCTGATTTATCTTTTGTCGCAAAATCGGGAGAATTTGGAACACAATTAGGTAAATATTCTTCTCCCTGGGGTATTTGCAACGACGGAACCCACTTATATATAGGGGATCAGGGGAATCACAGGGTAGTAAAAGCAAGGTGTTCCGATCTCTTTGCGACCATGGCGATTGGGACTCAAGGATCAGGTGTGGATCAATTTCAATATCCCCATGGTGTTTCCGTGAAAAACGGGTTTTTGTATGTTGTCGATCCGAATAATCATAGAATTCACCGGCGACTTGCCAGCGACTTATCTTTTGTTCACCAGGCGGGAGGGTTTGGCGCAGGAGATGGGAATCTTAGCACCCCAAGGGGTGTTGCCTGTAACGGGCCTTATATTTTCATAGCAGACACGAATAATTACCGAATTCAGAAATGGATCGCGGCGTCTCTTACATATCTTTCGCAAATAGGTTCTGGCGTTGGCATAGCCAATGACCAATTTTATCAGCCTTCCGGAATTAGTGTGGGGTAGGAAATGG